CAGCTGCACCTGCTACCTGTGTAACTGGTTCACCTGGTTGGATTCTTGTCTTAGCACCGTCAGCTCCTGTTGAGTTGGCCGCTACATAATATTTAAGGGAACCACCAAATTTTGAATTTGATGTCTCAAATGGGGTAATATTTCCTATTGCCATATTTTTATTAAAATTAAACTATTAAATGTGGGATAGATTATTTCTTTAATAGAAGATTTTGTCTTGCTTTCTCTATAAACTTTTCTGGGTCTGCATGAAGACGAGTTGCCTTCGCTTTTAGAGCCATAATCTGTTCAGGAGAGAAAACATTATCTTTCACTTCTACACTAGAACCACCTTCACCACCTATTGAACCTCCAGGGCGATTTTTGAGAGCTAACCTCAGTTCAGAGATAGTCTTTTGGGCTTTTCGGAATTCATCCTCCTTGGCCTTTGTCTCAAGAGTAATTTCTCTTTCAATTAAAGCTGTCTTGACTTTATCCTCGATGAGAGCCTGAATGTCCCCACCGTTTTCCCCTAAGAATTCACTGTCTGCTGGTAACTTGCCTAATCTCTTGAGGGCGACATTTTTATAGTTGTCTCTCTCCTCTTCCAATTTAGCAATTCTCGCATCTCGTTCTGCGATTATGTCAGTTTCGATAACTGGCTCAATCACAACCTTGGCTGCTTCGATTGCTGCTTTCGCTGCAACCTCTGCTGCAATCTTTTCTGCTTCGTTCATGTTTTAATTCGCTTTGTTACTTAAAAAAGTTACAGGTTGCGAACCCCTTATTATTTTTAATTCCTTTCAGCTTTCGGCTGTGGTTGGAACACCAATCCTTATTGGGGACTTGGTGTAGCCACCCTATCACTGGTCTCTGGGGGAAACAATTAACAGAGTAACTACACTAAATCACTAATCTTTTAGATTATAACACAAATTGTAATATTTGTCAAATGTCTACTTAGATAACTTGACTAGGAGATTGTCTAAAACAAACTGCCAGTGATAAAGCATTTTTGCTGATAATACATGCTCATCAAGGGTTGACTGTTTTAGGGCCATATTAGCTGATTCATTTATTATCGTAGAACGAAGAATCTCATATAATTGAGATGTAGCAAAATATTTAGCTTGCTCTTTAAGAAGAGCCTTCATTTCAGGAGAAACCTTTTCACCACCAATATAAAAATCTCCCTTGTATTCTAAGAAGACCTTCTTTTCAAGGCTATTGAAGTTCACCCGTTCTGCCATTGTTGTATTTATTTAAAAATTCATCTTCAGGTTTGACTTCATCTGTTCGGGCGAGAGTATAGAGCGGTTCAGCTGTCATTATTGAGGCTTTAACTTGCCCACCACTCATTTCAATAAGAGTTTCTAACATTCCTTTCAAATAGGAAATATTTGGTGTTGGCGTATTTAATTCATCTAAACACTTTGTAAGAATTTTAATATTCATTAGTCAGTTACAAGTTCTGTTACTTTTAAATCAGACATAGGTCCCTTGAGGAATTTATGCATTCCAAATTGTCCAAATACTTGAGCAAGCCTATCGAGAGTTTCAGAAGCTTCTTCTGCTGATTCATCTTTAAGTAAACCAATAAGTTCATTCATTGCATCTGTAATCTTTCCCTGTTCTTGACCTGATAAGTCAATAACAATATCAGCCATCTTAATTTGTTTAAGTTTCTTTTCAATTTCCAAATCAATAAATCCAGCCAAAGCATTAATGGCTGTCTGGGCATCATAGATAGTATCAACTTTCTCTAGGGTTGGATAAATCATTCTTACAACTTCTTTAAGGTGAACAACCTTTTGTTTTTGTTCCATCTCTTTAACAATATCTTCTTTACTTAAATTTTTTCTTTGAGGTTTTTTATTCATTGATTATATTTTGATTAGATATTAATGTTGGACAAATCTTTTTATGTTTTACTCCCTTGCTATCACATTGACTACAAAATGGTTTTATTGCATTTGGGGAATCAATTATTCTTTCTGGAATTTGAATTGGAACTTCTGCTATTGATACATTAGATTTAATTTCAAACAATGGAGGGTGAAGTTCAAACTTAGCTTTTGATATTGATACTTTCCATAGATGGTTAAAGTCTCCATCTGAACCAACATAATCAATCATCTTCTGTTGTGTGATTCCGCGAAGGTCATCATTTGTATATCCATCAGATACAACAGTGTTATCTCTGATTTCTGATATTCCCGTTCTCTGCAAATTAAAAACTTTTGCTAAATGCTCACGAATGTCTTTAGGATATTCAATCCAATGTTGCTGAAATATGCGTTCCATAATTATTTTGCCTTCTTAACTTTGGCTGGCAACTTCTTAAAGTTCTTTGTATGCGAAGCAAACTCCTTAGCGAGTTTGGGCATCTTTGCGAACATGTAATGTTGTTGAGCCTTTGATTTGAAGGGCATGTTATTTATAGGAGGTAATCCCCCAGATGATTATTATTAATACTTGTATTGTAACACAGATTTTAATTAAAGTCAAGCTATTGAGGAAGCTTAGATGCTCTTCCAGCAGAAGGAGAAGAAGGTTTAGCAGCAGAAGGAGTTCCAGGTTGTCCATTGGCTGCTGTTTGTCCAGTGGCTTCGGGGCCAGCACCACCAGCAGGAGCTGGGGCTTGTTTCTTTATGTAGTCTCCAGCATTTCTTTCTGTCTTTGGATTAGATGCCATGAGAAGGTCTTTAAAGATTTTCTCCTGGTCCGCAACAGGTGAGGCAACAGCACGGTCGTAGGTTTCCAAATCAAATGCTCTTGTCAATTCAGCTGAACGTGGATTCAACACATCTGCATCAACTGCGAACTTAAACTTGTGTTCTCTAAATAGTGTAGGATTAACTTTCCAAAGTGTTGTGTTAGATTTCAAACCTCCCTGAGCTTTCAATAACATCCAACTCATTTCCAATTTCTCATCATCTGTCATTGTATCTGGCATATTGGCATCAAATGAAATCTTATTCTGTTTTCCAGTCTTACCTGGTTCTTTTGCGTAAAATGTTTTATAGAGTAATCCTCCATCACCTGTAACCTTCTCAGCATCTGGCATGGTCATGTATTGGAGAATATCTGAAAGAAGGAGTTTACCATAGGGGATAACATGGGCATAGGTAAAAAATTTAATTGAGAGACCAAGAACAGTTGTAGCGTTTTGTTCGATTCTTGAAATCTCATAAGCTGTAGAAGCTGGACCAGCACCTGCTTGTCCTTGCTGTATAGCATCTTGGGAACTTTCATGGAGAGATTGTTCAATCTTCTCAAGAGTATTCATGGCTGTATTCAATGAGGCGGCATCAGCTGTTCTCAAAGCATTGATTTGAACATCTTTATCTGAGAAAGCTAAGTTCAAACCTGGAACAATAACATCTGTTCCCATTTTATCTGAACCAGTAGTAATTGTAGGTGGGAAAAGATTAAGCTTAGTACCATCGGCAATCATTTGATAGAATTCATTTGCTAGACGGGCATCAGACTGTAGAGAGAACACAAGAGATTTACCTGCAATAGTTCTTTCATTGATTGGTAAGTAGTAGAAACAATCCCATGGGTATTGGTGGTCAGCTCTTGGATTCTGGGCATAAGGTTTAGAAATCATAATTCCATTAACCATAACCTCTTTAGAATCTGTAGACTTTCTCCATCGGATGACCTCCTCAACTTCCTCACCCCTCATGTGTGGGTCATAGACTTGATAGAAACCTCTATTGGCATCATCCATAGTAACAACAATTCCTGGCTTAACAAATTTCATGTTAGGGTATTCTGATTCTGGATATTTAGCTTTAGCTCTGTCGTGAGAGATTATTCTGCGGAGAATTATAAAATCTTGTTTCTGACAATCTCTTTCGTAGAAGTTCGCAAAGTAAACTTGGTCGCAAGAAATAGGAGTATGTTTGAAGCCACTTTCTTCTTCATCTAAAATTTTCTTATATTTAGGAGTACCCTCTGAATCTTCACCATCTCTAACATTTCTATAAGTTTCAACATATTCTGTTAAGCCCCATGAGATTGGAGAATAGAGGGCTGATATATTTCTGAATAAAGCAACGTAGGGATAGTTAGCTTGTTCTCTGGCCCAGTCAACAAGATAGGACATAATCTTAGCTGAATCTTCTTGCTCATCATCTGATTGATTGTAAGCAAATATTTTAGGAACAAGTTGTCTTGCTGTTTGATGGGCTGCAATTGAGACAGCAGAATTTCTAATGATAGGTCTCATGGCTTGAGATTGCCATCCACCTAATCTATCTTCCATCATTGGATTACCATCATTCTCTTGATAGGTATTAAAAGCTAACATGTCAACAATAAATCTCTGATAAAGAGACATATCATTAAATTCAGGTCTTGGGAGATGCATAGTCTGCCAACCAAGCCTATAGTCTTTTAGAAATTCAGTTAAACATTCACGTTCTAAATCAGATGGTACATAGGCAGATAAAGAATCCTTTTTTGGATTAGGTTTTCGGACAGCAGCACTGTCTGCGATATAGCGACCATTCTTATCTAATTTATCCTGAATTATTGACATGATTTATTTATTGAAACTTAGTATTAATTTTTGGTTTAAATCCCAGTTGTGAAGAGTAATGTATTTTGGGTTTATCAGATTCTTGATTATCCATATCGGTCATGATTACATAACGGATTGCATCCATTGCATCATCGTTTTCCTTTAGTGGATTTTCATCAGCAATCTTTCCCTTATCGTCAGGATAAGAATATGTTTCAAATTCCTGAATAACATTTATGCAATGACTTAAAACTTTCAATCTTCCTTGCTTTAACATTTCCTGAACTTTAGAAATTCCAGAAATGACGGAGCCTCTACCCTTATTAACTTCTCTGATATTGACACCTGCCTTACGCAAGCTTGCAATACCAGATGCATTTTCTGGGTCTGGATAAACCTTATTATAACACAGAGAGACTACTTTGTCAACTATCTCAGATTCTGTCTTTCCAGTCTGAAAGAACTCATCTGTAATCCAATAATTACCATCGTAATCCTTTTTGATTGTTATAACAGCACAGGGGTGAGTATGGCCCCAGTCCACACCTCCAAGTTTGTATAGGGTTTCGAAATCTGCTGGAAGCTCATCAATGACATGTATGTCTCTGCTGAAATCCTTATAGACTAATCCTTCTCTCTTCTTAAACTCTCCCAATATTTCCTGAGCATACCTATCATCAGTCATTTCCTCCTTCATCTTTACAATTTCTTCGGGTGGAAGGTGGGGATTGTCATGAGATGTAAAATGGAAATATTTGTAGTCTGGGTCTGTTCCATCTTTTAATGTTAAATCATAGAAATGATTAAAACCATTGGGAGTAGAGATAAATGTTGCCCCTCCCTTCAAGTCAATGAGGGTTGGTCGGAGAATTTCTTCCCATCCGAACATGAAATTCTTATACTTAGAGACCTCATCAAGAAAGATATGATTATTCTTAACACCGACCCCCTTTCCTCTTTCCTGCACAGCTTCCCAGCCATATAGAACAATCAGAGATGTTCCGCCAAATCTATTACGGATATTTAATTCAAGGCGAGATTCATTTGGCTCACCTATAATTAAAGGCCCACAAATATCCTTCAATGCTTTCCACATAATGTCTCTGGCATCATCTCTTGTTGGAGCATAGTAAGGAACTCTAGCATTCTCATTTGATACCGCTATGGCAAACATTTCCCAAGCAACTAATGTAGACTTCCCCCACCTACGGCCAGCGTTGATGACTCTAAACCTGTGTGTGTCTTTTGCCACGACCCTTTGGGTATCGTGTAGATTAAATGGTTTTTTTTCTTGTATAGTATCCACCCAGATTATCTCTTACCGTATTTTTTAAGGTTTGAGTTAGTTACTTGTTTCTTACCTTTCTTTTTGGCCTTGACTAAAGTCTTGACAGCCATATTATTTTTCTGAAACTTCCTCAACAGATGATTGAGATTCTGTTCCTTCTTCACGCAACATTTCGTTAGTGATAGGTACGATTCCGTCTGTATCTGCTTGAACTAAATTTTTTACTCCTGACATTTTATTTATCTTCTTCGTTAGTTTCTAATGGTTCGACTTTCTCTTCTTTGTTTAGATTGTATTTCTCCAATAACTCTGCTGGCATAAATACAATTGGTGCCCCATCCTTTCCAGTAACTTCGCTCCTCTCTGAATATCCTTCATCCTTACCCTGTGTCTTAGCAATAAACTTAGCTGTATCATTCTGGACACGGACTAAGTCAGCCTTTGGCTTTCCAGCCTCATCAGTAACATCCATTTCTAATGTTTTCTTTAAAACCTTCTCAGCCTTATTCAACATCTGGATTCTCCTTACCTTAGCTTTCCACCATCCAACATTAGTAATAATATCTGATGTCTGGTCTGTATACCCAGCGGCCATAGCTGACCTCTTGGCATTGTTCCATGTTGGAGACTTTGGGTCTACATAATTCTTCCAAGCTTTAGCTTGTCTTAAATCAAATTTGTGTTCCTCATCTGAGGGATTAAATTCTTCAATAGTTTCTTCATTCATACAAAGGATTATAGCATAGATTTAATATATTGTCAACTACGTTGTGCTGATTCTGATTACAGAATAACAGTCAACTAATTACTTGACTTCCAACTACATGTGTGCTATAATAGTTCTAATTGAATGGCTGGAATCCCAGTACCATTTTGAATATTCTTTTCTCTAGGGGACTTTTCTTTTATTCTTTACTTAACCGTTCTTCGCCGCTTGGTTAGTTTTCGGTTCTTCTTTTCTTTAAGGTATTTAAATAACAACATAATCAAGGAGAAGACGCCATGCTCAAAATAACATATCAGATATTAAAAAACCCCTATTTCTAGGGGCCTTTTAATTATACCTTCTATTATAGCTGGGAGACTGCTTGTCTCAATCCAATCATACCTAGAGAAGAAATGACAATACTCATGTTACCTACATACAAGCCATAGATAACTCCTGCAAATGCAATAATGAACGTCTTGTAACCATTCATAAATGATAATATTTTCATACCCTAATTATAACATACTTTGGCCTGATTTGCAAGCATACATATCTACAACTATAAGTCAAATATATCTTTGTATTACATTCTATTACAATTATTGTCAACTCCTGTGTATCAGTCTGCTAGTACATAGATTATATGGCGTGTAATACATTCTATTAAAAGAAATTGTGCTTACGGGGTGTGGAGTCCATGTACATCACACGGGACAAAAAAGGGGCTAAGCACCCACCCCCCATATCTTATATATTAAGCCACAATACAATAGAAAAGCATTCTCTTAACAGTGTCGCACAATATACATTTTGCGACACTGTATCATAATCATCAATAGGCATAGGCTTTCATGCATTGTGTACTATGTTTCATATGCTACATTTCACAAGTTTCACGATACTTTGTCAAATATAAGCGTTTCACGTGAAACCTTTATAGGCTATTAGGGGAATCACGCTAAAACGTGAAAAAGGGACATTTTCTCATCCTTTTCACTCTTTTACCATCATATAGTATTGAATCTTAGTACCAGTGTATTGATACAATTGTAATACCTGTTCTAGCAATCAATATATGTATAAAACTTGACAACTAACGACATTCTGTGTTGTATTTAGTTATCCATAGGTAATTTCATTTTGCCATGCTATATTGGAAATGTAGGAAGTCTAGTCAACTAACTACATATTACAATAAACATTAAAAATATATGATCGGAGAATATAGAAAGCAAAAAGAAGCGAGGGAAAGGAATAGTTTTATCATGGTAATCGGCATGATAATAATAACATTTATCTATTTATCAATTAAATTATAATCATATGACAAATCAACAAACACTTAAAATGCTATATGGACAGTTTAAAATGAAACTGGCTCTTTTAGAGCCTCAACAGCAAGCTGATATGTTAGAAAATTTATCAGTAATATTAAACCAATAAACATCATGAAAACATATATCATAAACAGTGAAAAATCGAATCAGTCTTATTACAGAGAAAATACAACGGCAAATGAGTGTAGGCATTGGATTATAAACCATTTGGACTTGTCTATGAACTGGAGTATACATGAAGTACCATTAAAATAACATTGTATTTCCTCGCTTGGCCCTATTAGGGCCTTGCAAGGGCATATAATCACCTTAATATAACGATTATAGCCTTACTGGTCGCTTGCTAGTGGCTAGGCTGGTCATTGACAACATGAAATATCAAGCATTAAAGAAATTGAAGACTAAAACAAAGCTTTTAAAGCTTTGTGATACTTTAAAAGAAGCTCACGAAGTTATAAAAGCAGAGGGAGCAAAGTTTCATAGTTTCAGTTATATTGGAGGCTTTCCAATTTATGAGCGAGAAAAGGAATTGGGCCGAAACTATTATAATATACAAGGATTACATGAGCAACTAGGAATAGTCCTTGGAATAAGCGAAGAAGAGTTATTAGCTTTTAATTTTAACCAATAACATGAAACTATATGCAACTACAACGAGCGAGAGGGCAAGCAAGGGGCAAGGGGGTAATGATTATCTTGAAATCAATATAACAGATGATGTTAAAAACATATTAGCAAGTATTGGAACTAAGCCAAAAGAAAAATGGTTATCCAATCCAATAATACAGATATGTTATAACAGCCATATTGTAGATATAAAAATTCATGATATGGCAAAGGAATCTAGTAATTTTTGGGGCATATCAGAAAAAACAAAAGAAGTTAAAAATAAAATGGATAATTGGAAATATTAAAAGGTGAAAAGTAAAAAGCCGAAGCAAAGGCAAAAAACAAAAGACCGCAAATACTAGCTATTGCGGTTTTTTTGTGTTTACTTTACTCCCTTTGTGAAGCCGTATAATGCAATATGAGAGGATTTATATTAAAGCTTAACTTTAATCCATATATTGAATTTTAATTGACTGGTAAGCAGTATACAGCATTGTGTTAGTATTCTAGGGCTTATGCAATATATAACCATTGTCAGATTTTCAGGGGTTACATATTGAGACTACATGAGCATTAGAACACAAACACAAATCAACATTTCAATATTTAGTTTTGGATTTATATATATTAAAATCTAATTTTTGGTTCACGATGTTTAAGGGAAAATCCATATTTTAATTTTTTGAAATCTTTGAAATTACAATAAAAAGCATGCTTTTCCTATATGGTAGTTATCCCCATATTAGCTTGCATTATAATCCTTAATAAGTATCATAAAGATATGACAATATACACATATGTGCTTCCAGAGCATTACAAACTGAATACACTTAATAGATTACGCAAATTAGAATCCACAATAGGACTTCATAAATATGATTATATTCAAATAAGAGAGAATCAATTTAGAGACTTCATAGAGCTTAGGGGACTTAACTGGAGGCGAGACCAAGACTTAATTGAGAAGGTTACATTCTGCGGAGCGAATTTCTTTATCATTTAATTAAATAACATGACAATAAATACATACAAAGAGGGTAAATTAGAGATTGAATACAATAGTGATTACATTAGCGATACATGTGTAGACTGTAAGGGAGAGATTATAGGTAATTTAAAGAAGAATTATGAAGCGAGAGGTAATTACTGTGGAACATGTAACGCTAAATATGCCACCGCTATTAAAAATAAAAATTTAGAAAAAAAAGAGGCAATATAGCTGTCAAGTATTGACAAGATTTCTGTCTAGTGTTGACAAAAATCACTTACAAAAAGTTATCCACAACAAAAAGTTGTGGGTATTTTTTTATGCGTGATATAATTTAGTAGGAGAAAATGTTTTTTGGTTTCTGCACAAGAATTAATTAAAAATAATGTTCCAGCTCCCATGCTCTAAACGTAGTTGTAATCAACAAGTGTTTACACTAAACATAATTATTAATTTGGTCTCTTGTGTAGAAATCAGCAAATGTCTTGCCGTGTCGGCAATGTTCGTTGAGAGATGGTGTTAATGAATACAGTCAAAACAAACAAGCTTTATGCAAACAAACAATGGATTTATCGTATTACTATTGACACTATCACCTAATGAATATCACAACAAAGAAGAATAATCTAGTGATTGAGATTCCTCTACAGGAAGAAAATTACAATCCCTGGACAGGCAAGTCAGAAGGTAAGGTTGACAACATAATAGGTATTATAGACGGAAAAGAAATGGGATTCTGTTATCTCATTAATATGGACTATAAAGGCAAGGCAGACCAACATAGTGATTTCTTTTTTAAATTTATGGGACTTAGGGAACAGTTTGAGAATCTATGTGGAGAACTCGGAATAAATTGCATAACACAAGATTATATCAGATGTGTTGGTTGTCGAACCATCATGCTAAGTGATTTAAGTGATTATTGTTTAGATTGCTCACAAGATTTATGAAATATAAACCTGGAACATTTTCGATAACTCCAAATAAAGAATTATTGCGTGGTAAACCATCTGAAATGATTGCTGTTTATTTTTGGATATGTGATTATTCAGACAATGATGGTGTTTGCTATCCAAGTAGAAAAAGATTAGCTGAAGATTCTGGTTGTAATATAAAAACTGTTGATAAGTATATTAAAAAACTTGAAGAATTAGGATTGCTTGTCAAAACTTGCCGCCAAAAACCTAATTCTAAAGAAAAATCAAGTAATATATATCAATTGATGGTAGGGGCAGAAACGGTGCTACCTAGTGGTCAAAACGGTGCTACCCCTAGCACCGAAAACGGTGCTGTAACTATACCCACTATTAACTATACCCACTTAACAATAGAAAGTCCTTCACCTGATAAGCTAACTTTGCCCACGAATCGTGGTAATACTCCTGTTAAGAGGTTGATTACTATTTATAGAGATTTGTATATTAATAAATATGGTAAGACTGATTCTTTAAGTTCGTTACATGGTCAGCTTAATATAATATTCGGCTCAATAATCAAAGACCTAAGCGAAATTCAAATTGCCGCACTTTTAATTATATTCTTTAATTGGAATGGAATTACTGGGAATGATGAATATGCAAAACAGAAATTAGCAAAAGCGATGTACCCTATTGGATATTTTAAGACTGGTTTGCCCAATTATGAAACATACGCCCGAAATGTATTAAATATGCCATTTGATGATGACAAAGCATTATTATTAGAAGTGGCAAGGGAAATGGTTAGAATTAAAAATGAACAATCCGCAGGATAACGAGCGAAGCGAAGTTATCCACAGTTTAGATTTGCATTAATAATTGATAAGAGAGATAATATATTTATGGAAGAACAAATAGATATTTTAATAAGAGAAGATGAGAGGAGATATGCAGAAGAAAACGAGGTCGATAAAATCCTAACCCTCTTCACTGACTGGCTAAGCAAACGAGGAATATCAATGCCACTATCAGATTATGAAGATTTAAAAGATAAGATAAGTAAAATATTATGAGAATAACATTAAAATTTTTAAAAAATAAAGAAGCCTGTCAAGACGGTATTGATTGGGTTGTAGAAAACAAGCTTATAGGCTTAAAAGATTCTGAAATGATAAAAGACTTAATGAAAGCAGACAAACTTGATTGGGCAAATTGGCTTATTGTCAGGTGTATGAATTATAAGCAATATGTTAGTTATGCAGTATATGCAGCGGAGAGTGTTTTGGATATTTATGAAAAGAAATATCCTAATGACAAAAGACCAAGAGAGGCTATTGAAGCAGCTAAATTATGTATCAAAAATCCATCAAAGAAAAATAAAGTCGCCGCCTCCGCCGCCTATTCCGCCTCCGCCTACTCCGCCTACTCCGCCGCCTACTCCGCCTCCTCCGCCTCCTCCGCCGCCTTCTCCGCCTCCTCCTCCGCCTCCTCCGCCGCCTTCTCCGCCTCCTCCGCCGCCTACTCCGCCGCCTACTCCGCCGCCTTCTCCGCCGCCTACTCCGCCTCCTCTACCGCTGCCTCCGCCGCTAAAAAAGACTTACAAATTAAGATATTAAAAAATGGTCTTACATTATTAACTAAGTTTAAATAAATGAAAACATTCACAATAAAAAAAGAACACTTAGATAAGGATAACTATTACATAGAAGAAGAAGATTTTTCAGATTATTCAAAAAAATATGATGGAAATATAGAAATTGAATCAGGATTGGGAACAGTTAAATTTAAGAAAGGATTATATTGCTCTTATTCAATAATTGCAAAAACTGGTTCTGGTATCTCCGCTGGTTATGGTATCTCCGCTGGTTGGGGTATCTCCGCTGGTTATGGTATCTCCGCTGGTTGGGGTATCTCCGCTGGTGATGGTATCTCCGCTGGTTATGGTATCTCCGCTGGTTATGGTATCTCCGCTGGTTGGGGTATCTCCGCTAAATTAGAATTATCAGCATCATATAATATTTTTGCTGGAACTTCTAAATGGAAAAAAGCAGAAGGTGATGAAAAAAAGATAACCTGTGGAAAATTAGTTAAAGGAACTATCGCTTATGGTGACCTTTGTGAAACAGGACTGCCTAAAGAAGAAATAGCTGTTATGCCGATTGCAAACATAGATGAAATTATAAACATCAATGGTAAGAATTATAAGAGAATAGATTAATTAACTCGCCAATAGGCATAAATATATGGAAAACATTTGTCTCATTAAAGGATGTAAAAACATTATGGTCGTATCTGCTTTGAAAGTGGACTTGGAAAGAAAGGAAAATCTCCAGCGTTCGGCAGTGTCGTAATGAAACTCCAAGATACATTTGAAATAGAACTTATTAAAAAGTAACCCCTACCCAGTAGGTCTCAAACCCAAGAGTATTTGGGAACGAATTATGAAAATAACAGCAATTATAATAAATGGTAGACACGGTGGAACTTTCTATAATGATTTTGAGTATTCACCTACTATTAAACTACCTATAACACACAAAAATCAAATATCTATGGGAGAAAAATATGATAATTCTGTTAGATTAAATGATGATATAACTTATCAAGAATGTTTTAGGTCTGTTGATAAAAGATGTGTTATGTATTCCGAAAGAGGAAGATGGGAAGAAATAAAAGATAATATTGCACCTAAATTAAAACCAACTTACCCAATTAGTTTATGGTAATCCAACCACATAATCACAAACAGTAGTCGAAAGATTATTAGATAATAAATTAACATGAAACAACCAATCAATTTAAAACAATATAAGAAATGGTTAGAGAAGGAATATGGAAAACCTTGCAAGCGTTACGGGTTTGGCTGTTATCTTTGCATAGTGTGGAGGAATTATGAGGACCTTAAACAGATTATAAATTTATGACCAATAAGAAGTATCAGATTATACTGGCTGATCCGCCGTGGAGTTATTATAATGATTCTACTGCTAAGAAAGATTGCACTACTATAAAGGGAATGAGGCGACCTCCATATTCTGTAATGAGTTCACAAACAATAATGGATTTACCTATTGAAAAAATATCAACCGAAAATTCTATTTTATTTATTTGGACTACTGATTATCATTTAGAAAAGTGTTTAAAAGTAATTAAAAGTTGGGGATTTGAATATAAAACAATAGGCTTTGCTTGGGCGAAAAAAGACAAGAAAGGAAAGCCAGTTTGTTTTATGGGTGCTTACACAATGAAAAGTGGGATTGAATTATGTCTTTTGGCTACAAAAGGGAAAGATGCTCACAAATTAGTAAAGAAACATAACATAAGAAGTTTGGTTGAAGTTGAAAGGAAAAAACATAGCGAGAAACCCACAGAAATAAAAAATAGAATTGTTCAATTATTAGGAAATTTACCCCGAATAGAACTTTTCGCCCGACAAAAAACTGAAGGTTGGGATGTATGGGGAAATGAAGTAATTAGTGATATAAATTTATGACAACTAACAATGAAGAAAATAAAATCTGGACAACAAAAGATGGAGATGATATTCCACTAAATAAACTAGGGAATAGTCATTTGTTGAATATTAAAAAATGGATAGAAAAGAGAGCTAAATATGGAGTAGATCAAGGTTATTTTAGTCATTGTGATGACGATGATTTTATGACTGGAGATACTTGGACTATTTACGGAGAGGAAGTCAAAAGTTACTATAATTATAGAGATATTTTAAAAGAAATTAAAAGACGAAAATTAAACTAACCCATGACAACTAACAACGAAGAAAAATCAAAATGTTGCGGAGTAAAAGTTCAAGTCTCAATGACTGACGAAGGAACGTGCTGTTACATTTGCTCAAAATGTAATTATCCATGTGATGTCGTTTTTAATGAAGAAAAGATAATAAAAGAGATAATGGAAAGCGAGCCAATGAAAAGAGTCTCTAGTATTGAGCAGACTGCCATAGTTACAGGACGAGTAGACCAATATTACGGAAAAACAATCCCTGAAGTTTTAAAAGAAGCCCTCTATTCCCAGCGTCTCCAGCTAATCGAGGAGGTGGAGGAGAGATTTTCAATGGAAATGATGGATTATAATTTTGACATCTCTCAAGTCAAAGCCCTTTTATCAACTATGAAAAATGGAGATGGAATTAAATAAAGTTTATTTAGGTGATTGCCTTGAGCTAATGAAAGATATACCTGATAAAAGTATTGACATGATACTTTGTGACCTTCCTTATGGAACTACCGCCTGCAAATGGGACACCATAATACCCTTTGAGCCACTTTGGGAGCAATACAAGAGAATTATAAAAGACAATGGGGCGATAGTTTTAACTGCCTCACAACCTTTTACAAGTGCTTTAGTGATGAGTAATGTTGATTGGTATAGAAGTTCTTTGGTGTGGTTAAAAAACAAACCAATGAATTTTATGAACGCTAATAAGATGTTTATGAAGTGGCACGAAGACATTGTTATCTTTTACAATAAACTCCCAACATATAATCCTCAAAAAATAAAAGGAAAGCTACATAAAAACGGGAACACACAAAATACTGGAAATATAACACAATATACAGTAGGAACCCAAAGGATAATAACAGAATCCGACACGTATCATCCTAAGAGTATTTTAGAGTTTAAAATAGACCACCTTACTAAACACCCAACAGAAAAACCCGTAGCCCTCTTTGAATATCTCATCAAGACCTACACCAACGAAGGAGATTTAGTGTTAGATAACTGTGCTGGTAGTGGAACAACAGGAGTGGCTTGTAAAAATCTCGGCAGAAATTATATCCTCATAGAAAAAGAACCAGAATATGTTAAAATTATAAATGAAAGATTATCAGACCTAAAGAAAACAAGATGAATAATAAAGATTATAAAACAAAAGAATACTGGATAGAGTTAGGGATAAGAATTTTGGCAATTTTATTTGTTTTGATGTTATCAACGGTAATTTTGTTTTTTACTTCGTGGTTAGGGTGTCATAAATAACCTAAAACAAGATGAACTAGCTTTCTTTACAAGATAATATAAAATAAAGATATGGATAAAGTATCAGCAACAATACAATCAATAAGAGATACAATAGGAGGAACATTTGTTAAACCTAATCCCGAAAGGATTGTTGTTCTCCGTCAGGCTCTTTGTGATTCTCAAATTGCATTAGACTATTTGCAAATCAAGAGAGGGTTGTCGCTTGATACTATCACTAATTTTAAATTAGGATATGATACAGAAAAGAATGCCATAGCAATACCTGTTTATAAGAGAGGAGAACTTATCAATATCCGCTATCGTTATCTTGATGATAATAAGAAACCTAAGTATACCCAAGAGAAAGGTTGCGAAGTTTGGATTTATAATGAAGATGGCATATCAAAAGGTCAAGAGAAGGGAGGTGTGATGATTGTTGAAGGTGAATTTGATTTGATGTCAGTATGGCAGTCTGGAATAAAGAATGTTATTTCCCCCGCATCGGGCAAAGATTCTTATGGAATGTGGATTGAATTGATAGATACAATTCCTAAAGTATATGTTGCTTATGATAATGATAAGCCAGGTAAAGATGCGGCCAAGAAGTTGGCTGAAAGACTTGGAACAGAGAAATCATTTGAGGTTTGTTATCCAGTTGGAATAAAAGATGCTAATGAATTTTTCCAAAAGCATGACATTAATAAGTTTAGAATTCTTATCGCCACAGCTAAAGCATTTATCTCATATAAGTTTCAAGGTGTAGGTGATGTTATTAATATGTTGAGAGAGAAGAAGGAGGATATTCTTAAATTTAAGTGTATACCATTCATTGAATTTGAACAGGATTGGTTGGTAATGTTATCTGGTGTGAGCAACGTGGGCAAAAGTTCTGTTGCTATGAATATCGCAGATGAATGTGTAAAGAAAGATATTCCTTGTCTTATACTTCCATTTGAAAGAGGGATTAAAACAGTTGGTAAAAGATATTTGCAAGTCAGATATAATAAAACACAAAATGATTTTGATTGCATGGAAGATAAACAATGGGAAGAATTAGCAACAGATGCGGTTAATTGTCCGATTTATTTCTCTCTCCCTGGACGAGAAGATATTAAAGATACAATTGCTAAAGCTGTTAGGATATTTGGAGTGAAAGTTTGTATCATTGACCACTTAGATTATCTTGTCCGTAAGTCTAGTGATAATCACAATATTGAAACATCTAATACTCTCCAAGAGTTTAAATCTTTGGCACAGGAACATAATTGTATATTTATAGTTGTTCATCATATTAGAAAACAAGGTGGTTTTGGAGAGCAAGTTAAAAAACCTAAGATGGAAGATTTAAAAGGGTCATCATCTGTCTATCAAGACCCTGAAGCGGTCATCATGCTTAGTTCACCTGATAAGGGGCATTTAGAGGTAGATATTGTAAAGAATAAAGGAACGATGGGAAGTAGGGTGTACGATTTCAATTTAGCCACAGGTGTTATTGGAGATGATGTTACGGGGATAGTGGTCGATACCCAGTCAGAAAATGAGAAGTTTATGAATCAATTTAATGCTTAATGAACAAGAATTGCGAATATTGCGGACAATTGGAGTGCAGAGAATATTGGGCCTACCAGAAAGGGGACGATTGGTTCATATCAGATGTCCCTTCCATGCAGACAATGGGCCATCTTGTGCCATCTATCCGAATGGGGGTTACTTTTGTTTCGGATGTGAAAAATCAGGTCAAGGAGCTTTAGATTTCTTAATAGATACAGGAATGAGTTTCAGGGATGCTTGTAAGGAGGTGGTACAGTTTATTTAATTGAGTTATCCACGGAATTGATTAATCAATCCGCAGGATGCTCAACAGTAGTTGAGTTATCCACAGGTAAAAGTTGCAACAATTTAATTTGTAAATGGTATAATTAGAGTATTAATAATTAGTAATGAGTCGGGTAAATAAATAGCCCTCCTCAAAAATTGCAATGTTGAAGAAAGTTACAATCAGCTGGACAAAATCAGCTACCACGAATAAGGATAATGTTCCTTATGTTTATAAGAATGGTAAATATGCTGGTAAGCCATTCACAAGAGTTTCCATTAAGACAGAGGAAACAGGTGAAGAATTTTATGCCACAAACGCTTTAGTGGGAAGCAAGCCAACAGAGATTAAGGTTGGAGATAAGCTTTTGTTGAGTTTGACAGAGGATAATGGATTTAAGAATTGGAATTATCCTACAAAAGAACAGATGGCGGAATATATTAAACAATTAGAAGGATAAATAAAATGAAAGTAGAAAAAATAAGTATTGGGGCAACTATTCCATGTATGCAATATGGGAATTTAACCCCAACAATAGAATTAGAAGATGTTAGTGTTGAAGATGGATTAGAGTTTGCCATGACACATATTAAAAAAATGTTTTCTAAATATTCAGAGAAAGGAGAACTTAAAGAGAATGTAGTTATTGAAGCCACGGGAACCAAGAAATCATTTAATGAGAATATAGAGATTGCATTTGAACCAATCAATCACACCTATCATTATGGAGATAAGAAACTAATCTCCGCCACAGAATACATTAAGAAGTTCTATAAACCATTTGATGCTGAGACAATATCAGCTGTAAGTGCTAAAGCATGGGGAGTTAAACAACAAGATGTAAAAGATTTATGGGATGAGAATGGTAAGTTGACAAGTCAATTGGGTAATGTGATTCATAAAGCTCTTGAGACCTATGATAGGTTCAGAGAGCTTGGTCAGACAATAAATTCTAATCGAGAACTTGATGGGAATTATGCTCTACCAAAGCATCCAATAATTAAATCTGCTATTGAGGGATTTATTGCAATTAATAAGACAACAGGAGAGGTCATTCCAGAGGCTCTCATTACAGATATTAAGAATGGATTCTGCGGACATGCTGATAGAATCTTGATTACTGACAAGAAGAAGAAAATCTGCAAAATCCAAGATTATAAAATTAATATTGATGCTGAAGAGATTAAGAGTTCTGACAAGCCATTGGCTCCATTCAATACCCTCCCAGCAAACAAAATTACAAAATATCAATTACAATTATCCTTTTATGCAAATATGTTAGAACAGTCAGGTTGGAAAGTTACAGGATTGGATGTATTTGTGTTAGAGGATAAATGGAAACATTTCGCATTACCAGTTTTAAAAGTTATATAAATATGATTATATTATCAGGAATATTGTGGGCAGTAATTTGGGTAGCATTAGTCATAGGAGGCGTTTTTGCGGCTGAAGCAATTATTGAGGAAATTAGAGAATGGAGATTTGAAAGGAAAATAAAGAAGGGTGATATAATGTGGGATTATAGACTTCCAGAACTTCCCTCAGATGAAGATATGGAGGATGATTTCATTTGTGATGATTGTTTAGAGGAGGAAGGACTAGAAAATATTGAGTTCTTTCCAGGTAGAGCATATCCCGATAAGACCAAAAAGAAAGCCAAGAAAACTGTAAAGAAATCAGTTAAAAAGGCTAAAAAGTCTCACAAATAGCTTGCATTTAGGGTAAAATTGTGCTAAACTTATGAGGTTCGCTGTCTGGGGCCCTAGACAATAAAAGTAGGGCCGTCCCGTCCTGTACGACAACAGGATGAGAATGAAACGGATAATTAAAAACTTAATATTATCTGCGGCTATTGGAATAGTTTTTGTGTCAAGACCTCTTGTTTTGGCTGAAAACATTCCAGTTCCGCAAGATGTTCCAGGGATGATTGCTTATTACTCTCAAGTATATGGTGCTAACTCGGCCGAGTTACTCAATGTGGCTAAGTGTGAAAGTGGTCTTAGGACAAATGTTTATGGTGATGGGGGATATGCATTCGGTGTAATGCAGTTCCACGAGCAAACGTTCGATTTATGGTCAAAGCAGTTTGGTGAAGAGTTGGATTACCATTCAGCCAATGACCAAATTAAATTAGCAACGTGGGCTTTTGCACAAGGCAATTCATATAAACTACATTGGACTTGTTTTAAACGCTAAATAAAAAACAATTGGAATAATAAAAAGAGGGACCCGAAAGGGTCTCTTTTTGTATGTTATCCACAGTTTTTAGGTTGCAAAATCACACTTTTTGTGATATAATGTATAACATGGCAAATAAGAATATAGAAAAACTTGAAGAATTTTCCTCCTATTGTAAGTTTCATCCTGAGATGAGATTCTGGCAAGCCTTAAGGAATTGGGCAGGAGTAGATTTTATATTTACCCACAATGGAAGTTTAAGAATAGAAAACATATTACACGATACCTTCTATGATGAATAATGAAAGAGTAGAACTTGATATTGCAAAGATAATTAATAACAATGTTAAGTTAATTATTTTAGATGGTGTTGAGCAACATATCTTAATAAGCAAAGACTATTTAAGAAGAGATTTATTAGATTATTTATTTAAGACAAAACATGGATAGAAAAAATATGCCAGTTTTTAGTGGAGTATTAAAATACTTCCCCCTTGCATTATTAGAAATTTCTAAAGTATCTAAAGCTGGAAATGACCAACATAATGCTGGTCAGTCACTACATTGGGATAGGAGCAAATCAGGTGATGAATTAGATGCATTGACGAGACATTTATTAGATGCAGGAACTATTGATACAGATGGTATGAGGCACAGTGCCAAATTAGCTTGGAGAGCTTTATCAAATTTACAAAAAGAATTAGAAGAAAACAAATAAATGAAACTTTGTTATATAGCGGGAAAATATACATCTCCTACAATTCGGGGCACAGTTCTAAATATTAGGAAAGCAGAAGAAACAGCAATCATGTATTGGCATCTTGGTTATGCAGTTATCTGTCCCCATTTAAATACGGCTCTTCTCGATGGAGAAGATTCTACAGAAATGTTTATGCAAGGAGATTTTGAAATGATTAGACGATGCGACACAGTTATATTTCTAAAAGGCTGGGAAGATTCTAAGGGTTCAGTTCGTGAACATGCACTAGCTAAAGAATTAAATAAAGAAATCATCTACGATTAATAGTAACACATTTAGTCAATATAGACATAATACAAAAAAAGTTGTATAATAATGAGAGAAATAAATCTTTTAAAACAAAATAAAATGAAAACAGGAAAACAACCAAGGGTCTTGATATACGATATCGAGAACTCACCCACGGTTGTAACGACCTGGGGCCTATGGGAGCAAAACGCCATAGAAACGCTTGAGGAATGGTATTTACTATCATTTGCTTACAAATGGTTAGGAGAATCTAAGGTGCATGTAGTTGCTTTATCTGACTTTTCTGGTTATAAAAAGGACAAGAAGAATGATAAAAGGCTATGTGAGGAGCTTCATAAGTTATTTAATGAAGCTGATGTATTAATCGCCCATAATGGAGACCAGCATGACCAAAAGAAGTCTAATGCTAGATTTATCTTCAATGGTTTAAAACCACCATCTCCTTACAAAACCATAGATACTAAGAAGGTTGCTAAGAGATATTTTAAGTTTAATTCAAATAGCTTAAACAATCTTGGAACTTATTTTAATCTTGGGAATAAGATTGAGAATGGTGGAATGAAACTCTGGAGAGGTTGCATGAATGGTGATATGAAATCATGGAAGTTGATGAAGAAATATAACAAGCAAGATGTTGTATTGCTTGAGAAAGTTTACTTCAAATTACTTCCATGGATGGTTGACCATCCAAATATTTCTCTTTTACAGGGAAAGAATGGATGTCCAAATTGTGGTTCGTTCAATCTCGAGAGACGAGGATTCAACTACACCAGAGCAAGCAAGTCTCAACGTTGGCTCTGTAGGGACTGTGGAAGCTGGCATTCTGCTCCAATAAAGGGCGGCCAAATTAGATAACAACCAGATTAGTTTACTGGTTGTTTTTTTTACCTAATTGTGGTATAATAAGGGTAGTTAAACTAACTGGGTGGAGTAGTCCAACGGACACACAAAACAGCCAAGGGAGAGGTAATAGCCTCCCTTTGCTGGCCCTTTAATCTTTGTACAAATGAAAACATTAGAAAATGTTCATTTCAAACATTTTCATTGTCCTAATTGCGAGAAAAGAAATATTCCAACCAAGAAACAAGCAGGAATTACTCTCCATGCCCTTATCCTCCTTAAAACAGACGATGTAAGTGCATACTTTAATGCTTGTTGTATGGTCTGCGAAGCAGAACCAAATAAGAATAATCCTAAACTTATGAACATTAATAAGTCTAGGTCTAAAATTATTCCTATCAAGGAATGGAATGCTCTTATGGGTTTAAAAGTTGGGGACGATGGATTTGTTGATTAGATTCCGTAAGCAAAAGCTTGCGGAATTTTCTATTTTGTGATATAATATAAGAAGTTTTAGATTTCGCTAAACGGCCGCATAGGCTCGTTTTGCGTTTAACGTACTTTAAACCAAAAAACTTATGAGAAAATTTTTCAAAACATTTGGAGATATATTCTACATACTTTATGTATGTTTTGTATTTATCTTGTGGTGTATAAAGGAATTATTTTTCCTAATCTTGAGATGTATAGTATGGATTATTTCATTCATCTATGAATCATTAACATTAGGTTCAAAGCTTCCCCCAGGTTCAGATAAATGGTTTCACTAAAGAAGCCATTGGGGGAGGACTAACTGTCCTCAAAACTAGCCCTCACTTATTGTGGGGGCTTTTATATTTCGTAGGAGATTTCTGCTCTTGGATTTTCTCTATCAACACCCCCAAATATCATGTGAATATCTGGTAAGAAGAACCAGTTATCATCTTCAATTATTCCACAATCAGTAAAAGTATCTTCTATGGATTGCCATTTATTTGACAAATCTCCAGACCGAAGACTATCAGAGTAATATGTAAATTTTAAAGGAGTTCCTTTTGGAATAGATTTAACACCAACTAATTGTTGGACAGCATCTTTGTGCCAAGCAGTATATTTGGCACTTGGAAAAGACCTACCTGAACGGGTATTGATACGAGAATTTTTTTTACTTGGGACAAGGCCAAGTAAAACTATTACTGACATCCCAGTTTCTGTCTAATAAACTTAGAGAATACTTTAAATCCTGCTTCCTTCTCAAGTCTTTTTTTATCTTCTGGATAAAGCCTGAGTATTATAAACGATGAACGTTTTTTCATGGTATAATTATAGCATAAAGTATGACATTTGTCAATTGATTATTCCCAGTTATTATGGTAAACTTCTTGACTTTTGTGCTACTTTTTGCTATAATGGGTGCATATGATTACATTAAAGTTAGGACAAATAGTCCAAAGTACCAATGCACTGAAAGAATTAATAGCTACTAAGTTGCCTATCAAGATTTCATATCAATTAAATAGGCTAAGTCGAGAGATAGATGCAGAGTTAAAGATTTTTGAGGAAAAGAGAATTGAACTTATTAAAGAGTTCGGGGTGAAGGATGAAGAATCTGGAGAAACAAAAGTCTCTCCTGAGAATATTGCTGAGTTTATGAAGAAGTTTGATGAATTAAGTGCAATAGAAGTTAATTTGAATTATGCAGATAAGATTAAGGTTGAAGATTTAGGAGACATTAAAATGGAAGCCTCAAACATCATTGACTGGCTCTTTGAATAATATGGAAAAAACCTTCAAACAGTTCTTTGCAGAAAGTAAAGCTAAGCAACCTGAATGGGGAACTTACATTCATCTTTGTCGAGTATTGCAGGAATCTGGGGCCGATAGAGAGGAAATTACTAAACTGTTTGAGGAATACATGAAGCCCGAAGAATACGCTAGAAGTGAGAAAACAGAACTCATAAACTACCTTGAAGAGATAGCAAACGAAATCAACTAAAAAAGACACTTAAAAACCCCTTTAAAAGAGGGGTTTTTTTGATGATACTTTTTCTAAAATGCCCCAGGATGAATGAAATTAAAGAGTATGCCTAATTCTTACTAGAGAACCATTTGAATATCATATCAACGATATTCTGTATGAATGTCGGGGTTGAGGTTGGAGGGAGTTGTTTTTTTATAACCGAATAACTTAAAATTATCCATGCTTCGGTAGGCTTATATGTAGTCCAGTTTACATCAGCACAACCATTATTTGCCCAAGAAGGGGACCAAGTATTTGCTAAAGTTTGCATGAAAGAATTAGTGTAATCATATTTACACATGATAATTGCATGACCAGAAACAATAGTCTGGGGTGGCCTCAATGGATTGATTGGCACCGTCCACCATTCCTTGCCTAAGTCATATCGGCATAAGATACCTGCATCTGATTGGTCTATTGCATGGGCAATCTTTTGCGGGTCAGAAACATCCACTTGAGAATATCCTGCAATTTTATCTATACATAAAGTTAGAAGTCTATTTATCTCATCATCAGGGATTGCTTGGAGTTTAGCGACATAATTTGCATAACCTAAGTTCCTATCAACTTCTGTTGTATATTTCCATTGTTCTAATGGAAGAAAACCAAACTTATTTCCTACTTTCAATGAAGATAAAATTGATGAACCCTCAATCCAATTTTTATCAATGAATTTCTTTTGGAGAAGGTAGTGAAAGTCAGCAGAATATTTCTTCCCATTAGCTTTTCTTCTTTGTTGTTCTTCAGATATACCCGTACAAATTCCAGCAGAATATTGCATCTCAATATCAGAAGGAAGATAATCATATCCACCCTTAACTAGCGGAGCCCCAGCTTGTGTTAAATCACTGTGCTGAACAGTTCTTGGGTCTTGTATTGATTCATGGCAGCCTGTTCCAAATGGTGTTTCCATATTATTTATGAGCATATGTTAATATTAATGGGATTAAAAACCCAATGAATGCAATTACCGCCACAATTCCACTTCTCCAATTTTCTAACTTATTTACCCTACCATTAGTTTTCGTGGTTTGAGCTTCAATCTTTACAAGTCTATCTATAGTTTCAATATGATAAGAATCAAATTTATCTGTTAAGCTGTTTATCAGTATTGCTAATTCGCGATTTGTAAATTCTTGAGGGGATTCCATATAACTATTTTATACCACATTCTGTGGTTTTATCGCAAGACTTTACGCACTAGATGTCGGATAAACTAGGAAGTAGTAAGGCGTACCTGCGATATCTATTTCCACAGTCTTAGCTGTGCCTGATACTGTGGTGTTGGTTGAATTTTTTAGATTTTTAATCTTTAGACCATTAGCTCCTGTTCCTGTTGCTGACAATGTTGTTGCGTTCGGTGCGATTGTTATCAATGTTCCACCATCACCGATAGTAAATACCGCTGTTCCATTATCTCTAGCTACGAATATATCAGCTGCTACTGCCCCGTTATCACACATCAAAGCCGCTGTAGTGAATGTCGGTGTAGCTGCTTGAAGTCCGAAATATCCTCCGACTGCGATACCAGATGCTCCTGTGTTAGTTGCAAAACCAGCGACACCAATACGCTTAGAAGAAGCTACTGCATCATCATAACCATAACCAAGTACTCCGAAAGCATTAGTAGAAGAACCATAACCCATACCAATCGCACCGATATTCATACCGACAGTTGTAGCTGAACAAGTACCCAGGAAGCCAGTATTCATATCCCCTGTAGTCCAAGGGTCTACTCCAGTTCCTGCAACAGCGTTATCAAATCTTGCAGCTCTAGTTCCCTTTGCTCCAGTATAACCAGCAATCAAAGAAACCTGTGAACCTATTTGTTGGAAGGCTGCAGAGCCTGCTGTTGTGATATTAAATACTACACCTTGAGCGTGAGCTGTTTGTTCAAGTGTTGCTGTTACCTTGAAAGCTGGGACAGAAGCCGCAGTTGTTCCGTTACTTATATCTACAGCTCCAGCTGCTGCGATAGACATTCTCTTTGTATTATTCGTCCAGAAAGAGAGTTGTGTTGCACCATATGTTCCAATATTCATACCCGCTACTGCATCTGTGGTAAAGACACTCGTGCTTGCTGTCCATATTCCTGAAGGAGTATAAAGTGCAGATGTGCAATCAATATATGTTGCTGCTATCCCGCCAATTACTACTAAAGAACCTCTTCCAGCAGTTCCAGAGGTTGTGTTTGATATTCTTAATGTTGTTGGTGCGTTTTGATTTCTACTTAGCAACATCAGTTCTGTTGAGATTGCAGTTGCAGAACCTACAAGAAATTCTCCTGTACTCAAGAATCTTGCTCTCTCGGTATTATTAGTCCAGAAACTAAGCTGGGTCGCAGTGTTTGTTCCAATATTAAAACCTGCTGCTTTATTGGCGACAAGTACTGCCGCATCTTGTACGAACATTCCAGCAGTTGTGTATGCAGCTGATAGAGAATAAAGCCCCATATAATCCGAAAGCGAAGTCTTTGATGTTATGAATAAAGCAGCTTGTGAACCTGTTCCTGATGTGGTGTTAGAAATAACTGCATAAGTTGAAGCATTTTGATTTTTTCGTATACCAAATAATTCACCTGAATATAAAGCAGTTGAACCTACAATCAATTCCCCAGTACTCAAGAATCGTGCTCGTTCGGTATTATTCGTCCAGAAAGAGAGTTGTGTTGCAGAAGTTGTACCTATATTCATTCCTGCTAATTGGTTAGAAGCAATATAAGAAGTAGATTGTACATAGATACCAGATGTGGTGTAGAGAGCAGATAAAGCTCCCATTTCTACAGTGTGACCCCCAGCGTTTTTAGCGACATAAGAAGCCAATGCTGCTGTACCAGATGTAGCGTTATAAACCATTGTAAATGTTCCAGCGTTCTGGTCTTTCTGTACCAAGAACATTTCATTTCCTATACGAGTAGTATTACCAATCAAAAATTCCCCAGTACTTAAAACTCTAATTCTCTCGGCGTTGTTTGTCCCAAAGACCAAAGGTTTAGCAGCATAAGTAAATATATTTAGTTGCTGGTCATCAGCCATTAAAGCAGTTGCTCCTGCTACTAACATTCCGCTTGTAGTATAGCTTGGTGATAACTGAATTAAATGAAATAGATTTGTTGCATTGTTTGCTGTGAGAGTACCGATATAACCTGCATAAGCTCCAGTACCTGCTGTAATATTTATTACTCTATTTATAGTTTCAGAGTTTTGGTCTTTTCTTAAATCAAAGTTTCCACTTCCGTTGTATTGTAAATCAGCCGAGCTTCCTAAGACATTTGTACCCGTAGCATAAGGAATATATCCTGAGGTTATCGTATCAGGATAGGTCATTGTGGAGGCTACATAGTTTGTTCCATTAGCTCTTAATATCGTTCCTGTTGCTGCTACACCTCCGATAGTTAGACCTGTTGTGATGTTAGGTGTTGCGATTGTTGGGGTTGAAGTTCTGACAAATATACCCGTTCCTGTTCCTGTGTATTCAGTAGATGTGAGGTGGTAGTATTCGTTTAATGTTCCACCTTGTAGACCTGCGAGAAGATTGTGGTTTGTAGCGGCGGAAGGAATAAAGACTTGTTGGAAAGCAGAATCAACAGCTGTGAAAGCAGCGGCAGATTTCTGTATGATTATTCTACCTATCAATGCACCCACACCTGAAACTATGTTAGGGGCTGTTGGTACTGTGGCTGCTTGAGCTTGAGCTTCGTTTGGGTAACCAGCTTGACCATATTGAACTAGAAGAGATGAAGGGTTGTTGTTCATCATGTATACCCAATGAACGGCATAGTTATTTCCTGAAAGGGTAGCCAATGCTCCAGAACCATCATCATATTGAGTGTTATTTATCTGTGTTTGAGATGTTACATAGTTCCAGACACCAGGGGTTGCATTGCGGTACACATAAGTGAAAGTATCAGAACCTGATGTATCAAAAGCGTTGTGGGCTATTCTTTGATAAGCATAATAAAAAGCTCCAGCTGTTACGCCGATATTTCTTGTACCTGATGCGGATAGTATAGACCCTCCAGTTACGTGTTGGAAACCTTGTGTTTCAAAGAGACGTCTGCGGTCTTTACGATTGCCGTCTACGTTCATTCCTGTGGCGGTTACGATATATAGAAGAGTACCCTCTCTAGCGATAGTATAGACAAGACATTTATCCAGACAGTTGAAGTCTGATATTGTGGCCCCTACGGAGTAGAGAGGCGAACCTCCGTTATAGTCCACATGGATATAGTTTGTAGAGTGGTCTGTGAGAGCTATGTTAGCTTGTGCTGCTACCTGACAGTAAAAGAGTTCAGAGTGTTCGTCTACAGTTAGAATTGTCCCTGTGGCAGGCGTAGCAGGGGCTCCTGTTACTTGATATGTAAATGTTGTGAGTCCTGTTACAGTTACCTGATAATTTCCATTGTATTGAGTTTGTACGGCACCTAAAATCCAGACTGTGTCGCCTGTTTGGTATCCGTGATTTGATGCTGTTGTAGCCGTGGCAGTAGAACCTGAACGAGTTATAGTTGCGGAAAGAGATCGACGGAGTACAGCAAGACCTGCGGCTACGTTGACTGTGCCGTTTCCATTATCGGTTATCATGGCACCGTCTGTCATACCTGCGGACCACATATGGTCTAGTTGCTGGTCGAGGTTAAGAAGTGTTGTTGGGGAGCCGATTTGGTCTGCGAGGGGGGTTAAGACAATGGTTTCATCTAATGTTTGCCATTTAAGTCCAGTTATTTGTGTGCTATCTGCAACTAATATTTTTGCATCAGTTCCAACTGGAAGTCTTGCATTAACATTTGAAAATGTATATATGTCTCCTTTTGTTGTGAGTGGAGATAATGCACTAGCTATAACACCAAGGGGACTTGAGGGAGTTCCATCTCCAGATAATGTTGTATCATGGGTAACAATATTTAATCCTCCACCGTGCATCAACATTCTAAATCCAGGAGATTTCAATATCTTTCCAATCTCTTCCTTATAATTTACTTGAGGAATACCATCAGAAACTTTCTTTATTATATCATTAACATCAAGAGGTTTTTCTTTTGTTGGTTTAGGAATTTGAGCTAATACATCCTTGAGAATCTTTTCTCTATCTTCTTTCGTCCAATAATCTATTTCTCTTATTGGTGTCTTACCATCATTTCCATCTACACCATTTGTTCCATTAGTACCATTCTCACCATCCTTAACTTTAGATTGAACATAATTAATTATGTTAGTTATCTCAATATCTGTAAAATAATCTTTACCTTTAACTGGAGTATAACCAGGTTCTCCTTGGTCCCCCTTAATTGACCTCTGGAAGCTAGATAGCTTTTCAATAGCATCTGCAACTTGTTTCTCGGCAGATTTTGCTGCCATAAAAGCTGGATTAGATTCTTCTTTAAGTTTTTTGAGTAGTTCTAATTTATTCATAATTATTGTTCTCTATGTTTGCGAATGGCAATCTTTTTAGCTTGGATAAAGCGAGCATCTTGGCGTGGAATATTTCTTTTATGAGCAAGGGTTAGAATACCCTTTTGTCTTGTCTTACCAACTCTTCCCGTCATAAGACCTTGAACTGTTGATTTAATTGTTGGCTTTAATATAGACTGTGGAGGCATAATGATTACATTGTAACATAAAATATCGTTTTAGTCAATATAAGGGGGTTATCCCCAGTTTGACTTGACATATCTATATGTGGTGATATACTTAACTCATGACTACACAAATAACAATAGGAATATTACAAGCAGTAGGAATCTTAATATTAGCTTATGGATTAATAAAACTTTTTGCCTTCCTTATGACAGAGGCTGTTTTAAGCGTGAAAGAAGAAATTGATACACTTGGCTTTTGGGGAGCTATGTGGGCAGAGAAGAAGGTTGACGAAAGTAAATGGTGGAATAGAAAGGTTTTCTAGTTACTTAGTAGAAGCCTTCATTAATCCATAAGCTCCTGCCCCTATAACACCTGTAATTCCTGCTATCTCTAATACTTTAAATATTGCATTTCTTATTCTCTCTTTCTTTAAGGCTTGGGATTCTGCATCAAACTTTTTCAAACTAATCGTTTTAAGAGCTTCAACTTTATCTTGTTTCAATTGTTTCTGTATTTGAGTACCAAGTTCTTCAATGCTTATTTTTTGCTGAACAGCAGCCTCCCTACCTTTTATAAGTTTAGTAACTTCCGCACCAATAGTCCCTGGTTCTACCTTCATAGCTTTTTCAATTTCAGTTAGAGTAGCTTGTGCTTTTATTTTAGCTTCAAATTGGGCAGGTGTCTTAGCTTCTGTACCAGCAACACGCAATGTTTTAGCAAATGGTGTCTGGATAGCCATCTCATCAAATGGTTTAATTTGTTGTGTTATAACTTTTCGAACTGGAGCCCATGATTTCCAGAAAGCATTAGCTTCCTTTAAATCCATTCCATTCTTTCCCAACACATCCATAATAAAAGAATAGTGTTTCATGGCTTCATATTCTCTAGCATTGTATGATGCATTACCAGACCTAGCAGCTGGACTTATTGTTTGCATTTCAGCCTTAGCTTTATTCCATAAATCATTTAAGGAAACCTCTGGTTGCTTAACAGTTTCTCCTGGGGTAGCACTTGTTGTTGGTTCTTTAAAGCCAAGCCAATCTTTTAATTTCTGTGCATCTTCAGGGGAATTAACACTTTCATGTGAGGATGCCTCATTTAATACTTCACTAACTGGAATCTTCGTTTCAAGTGATTTTCCACTCTCAGCTAGACTTGCTTCAACTAAATCCCTATATTGATTAGATGCTTCTGTATATAATTTAGCAGCTGGTTCTTTTTGAGCCACAGCAACATCCTTGCTGGTGGATGCTATCTTTTGACTAAAATCTTGTATATCATTTTGTACTGTTTGTAGATGTTGTTCCGTGGCAACTTTTGCTTTATCAGCAAGTGCAGTTGATTGCTCTTTAGCTAAATCAGATTGTGCTTTATACCACACCTTTTGGTCTCTAGCTGGAAGTTTCTGTACTTCTGCTTCAGACATACTAAGAATCTTAGATGCTTCTGTTGTGCCAAAGTGTGAAACCAATCCTTGATATGCTCTACTTGCGCCCTCAAGTAATCCACCAGTGGCGAGACCTAAAGTGGCTCCAATAGCACCTTGTGTACCTATTTTACCTAAATCAGTTTCTCCCCCCTGAACAGCACCCAAAGCACCCATACCACCTCCAAGAACTGCACCACCAACAACCCTTTCCATAGCTGTGCCACCTGGAATAACTGCACCACCAGCAATACCTAAACCAGATTGTCCTATGTCAGCTAATATTTGAGCAGTAGTTTTATTCTGTACGCCTGATAAGAAATCATCTTTCTTCGGGGCATCAGTTTGTATTTCTCCTAATACTTTTTCTAATCTTGATGTATCTTTTCCAGATTGTTTCTGTGTTGCTATGGTAGCCTGTAATTTCTGAACCATAGTATTGTGTTGAGCAAGAGCTTCTTTATATTGTTTATTACTTGTTACATCTGAAATAGCTCCACCAATATCTTCACCCAATCCTGTTTGACCCGTAATGTCTCCAGCGAATTTCAAAGCCTTACCACCAAATGTTGTGGGTTTATAAACGCTTGTATCTGCCCTAGAAGAATCACCTTCAAATGTTTTATGAATACCTGCGATTAATGAATTCCCTACAGGAGCTGGGGGGACTGGAGGAGTTGGGGAAGAGACACTAGATGGGTTCGTTGGGTCAATGCCAACCTGTCCACCACCTTTTATTGTGTGATAAGCTGTGGCAACACTTTTAGCATAACTAGGAACGTCAAATTGAACCCCAAACTTATTCTTCCCAATTGAAGCCTGGCCATTCGAGAATTTGCCTGTATAAGCACCTGATTCATCTTCTCCTGCATTCCACATAGAAGCTATCTGACCAACGTTCTTACCCGAATCTTTCCATTCTTTTATTCTACTATAAGCAACTTTATTCTGTTGCTCTTTCGTTGCTTGTTCCAAGGGAACATTCACTCCGTATTTAGAAGCTGTGGCATTCCATGTATCAGGGGTAAATTGATATGCTCCATATTCATTAGATTTCCCTCTTACACTAAAATTGCCCCCACTCTCCGATTGACGAATGGCTTTAGTTAGGGCTACTACGTCTTGGTCTAAAGGTTGATTATCCATATTTATTTAAAAGTTATATAAAGCATCTCCCGTTGGAACTGTTCCGCCGCCAGTAGTTGATGTTGTAGGTAATGCACCCCCCTGTGCCGTTGGATGAGAAGCATATTCCTGTAAGAATGGATTTTCTCCAATAAGAGAAGATTTACGATTTTCAAGAAGAGTTTTGAGTTCAGTGGCAACTGCTTTAACTTGGTCTTTATTAAATGTCTTATTAAACATTTCATTTGCTTGAGCAAGTTTAGCATCAGATGTTCCACCAGAACCACCACCTTGAAGAATCTTTGCAACCTGGTCAGCAACTTCTGTTGTAACCATTGCATATTCAGCAACAGCTGGGTCGCCAGCTGCTTCTAAGGCCTTGAATTCAGCAGAGTTTACTGGAGGGAATTGTGTCCTTCCAATTGAATCAGAAACTCTTACAAGTTCATCAAGGTTTCCAGGTCTTCCATTTTGTCCAGTCAATGAACCTAAATATTTGAGAGTATTTTGTGTTGCCACATTAGAAGCAAATTTCATATCAACGGACGAAAATCCAAGAGGTCTTGCTTTACCTGAACCAATATCATCCATAACTTTCTTCATAATAGCTTGTCTATTGGGGGAATCACCTCTTCCATAACCAGCCAATGTTGTTGATGGATTACCTGAAAGTTCTATTTGTTCAGCAGCAGTTGCAATTTCATCAGTTGTTAAATTCATAGATGTCGAACTTGCTTTATTGACAGCACTTGTTGTCAATGCCGCCTGTTTAGATTGTGTATTTTGCCAGATAGTTGATGTTTTTAATTTATCATTAATTTGTTGTTGTGTGTCTCCTGCTGTAATTATATTATCTCCAGTTAAATCAGAATATTTATTATTTAAAGTCATAACATTTTGTTCTATTCTCAAATCAGCTTTATCAGCAGCAGCCTGAACTTTACTATTCATAGAATCAATTGTTTTCTGAATAGTTTGTTGTCCATCAGAGAATATGGCATAAGCACTCTTAACCATATCCATGTCATTTTTCTGAAATCCATCTTGCATGTTAGCAATAGCACTTGCCATTTTAGTATTCAAATCCGCTATCTTAGCAGCACCATCATTTATGACTTGTGTTATCTCACCTTTTCCAGAGATAGATGTTCCCATTCCATACATGTTTTGGGCAATAGTTGCTCCTCCAGTAGCATTTGCATTCATAACATTTTGCTTATCAATGAGAGCCTGAAATTGTTGTTTAAGACCATCTAATTGAGATTGTTGAGAAGCAGAATATATTCCACTTTGTGCATTTGTTAATGCAGTTCTTCCATTCTCAACTAACTTAGCTTGGTCAAAATCTCCCTTGGAAGCTCCTCCAGCATAACTTTGAGTTTGAGTATTCCATCTCTGATAAGTACCATCTGTCATTTGTCTTATTGAAATTCCACCACCAGCATCTGCTTCAGCTGAAACAGGCTGTGTGGCTGGATTGTTTGTCGAATAACCAGCAGCTCCTGGCATTGCTAATTCTTGAACTCCAGTAGAAGTATTATATTGCATAATCTTACCACCATTTATTATTTGATTAGCAGTATGGTCATCGACAGTAGTTGGATTATTTACTGTACTTGTTTGAGTTGTTACTGGTGCTACTGGGGTAACTGTAGCTGTTGTGGATTTAATCTGATTGGCACCAGTTTGTGGAAATACAGCAATAGCAACCTTAGCGGCTGTGGCGGCATCCATAGGAGCTTGACCACCAGCACCTGTTGTTAGATTTTTATAGTATTCATTATAACTTGTCGGAGCTTTAACCCCAGCTGGTGGAGTATTTGCTGTTTGCTGAATTTGATTAGCTTGATTAGTTGCAGATTGTGTTCCAACAACTGCCACAGGTTTAGCAAGAGGGCCAATTTGTCCATTACCAATTATACTGGTTGGGGTAATTGGAGCTGGGGGGGTTGTTGGTTGAGGGCCCAATACGGCATTCTGAATCATACTTCCATTAGAAGTTTGACCTGCAAATGGTGCATTGGCAGCACTTGTTATTGCATTATTAACTGATGTAGGTGTTATTGCCATAATTTATTATGCGAACCAATAATTAGGAGTTACTAATCCTCCGTTTGAAGTACCTGCCGCACCACCTGCTAGATTTGAACCACTGTTTGCCCCAGCACCACCACCGCCACTAAGTAATCCAGAAGCGGCTACACCACCATTAGAGGTATTTCCTCCAGCACCCCCAGCTCCAATAGAACCTGCTCCACCTCCACCAGCTTTGGTTGGTGCACCATGATTTCCACCCGCACCTCCAACACCTCCAGCATTTGTTATTGTTCCAGAATTAGCAGTTAAAGTATTATACATAACTAAAACCATTCCACCTGCACCAGCTCCACCACCACCAGAATCATCAGAAGTTCCAGCATTTCCACCATTAGTTCCAGAAGCATTTATTGTTCCAGTAAAATTTAAAGCTCCATTACATTCAATAATTAGAGCTCCACCTCCTCTTCCGCCAGTTCCAGATGGATTGGCAGCAGAACCACCTGAAGCTCCACCTGAACCAGCAGTTATTTTTGTACCCCTATTAGTGAAGGACGTTGCTGATTGTGTATATAAATTTGTTAAAGCTGCACCAGCTAATCCTCCTGTTGTAGTTACGTTTGGTCTTCCATAATTTATTGTTCCAACTTCGATTATTCCAGTTGCCTCTGTTCCCACAGCTCCGTCTGCCCCAGATACGGCAGCACCACCAGCAGCACCCATGAGCCTAGTATCAATAAGGGGGACAGTAGCAGATGTTAAAACAACATCTCCCTGAGAACGTAAAATAATAATTGTTCCAGCTGTATTGGGATTTGTAAATGCAATACTAGCAGTTCCAGTAAGAGAGATAGAAGTATAATTTTTTATTACAACAGCAGCATTTCCTAAATCAATAGTTGTAACTCCAGAAGCAGATGTCAGAGCACCATCTGCTCCAGTTCCACCAAATTTGATCTTGATACCAGTTGGTAAGGCATCTGGAAGTTTCCCACTTCCATCATATCTAACAACTTTTCCAGCAGATGAAGTTGCACTTGTATCTGCATTATCAACAAGTTTATTTGAGGCAGAAACAGCAGTTCCTGATGTTCCCACCAATGCATCATTCTCATTCTGTGTAGGTACTCTTCCATCATTATCACCAACTGCAATAGGAGTAGCTGCAACAGCTGGGTCAATAGAAAGTTTAGTTATTCCGTAGGTGGCTGAATCAGCTTTAGCTGCACCTGCTATAGCAACTCCGTCAACATATCTCTTTGTTGCTAGATATTCTTGTTCTCCAGCTCCATAAGTATGGGCCGTATTCATGCGGGGAACATTAGGGTCTGTGAAAGTCCAGATACCTCCAACCGTTTCATCATTATTCTTATCAGCAGGGGTAGCCCAGAAAGCAGCGGTATCAGTAACAATAACTTTTGTACCACCTGAATGTTGTCTAACTAATCCAGAAGTTTCTGTATAAGGGTCTTTGGCGAGAGATGTCTTGATTCCAGTCAAGGTATAAGTTCCATTAGCATTAGCAACAACACCTGTAAATGTAGCCTGTTCAGCGTTAGTTGTTTCAGGTTCTAGGGTAATATATCCTTTAGTTCCAAAATCTGTCATTGTCAAAACATTCCCATAAATGTCAGAGAAGGTTGTTAGAACTATTGATGTTGCTCCTATTGATACACCTGCCCCAGCTAGATATAATGTTCCTGCACTACAAAATTTTACTGTATCTGCCATTTTGTTATTTTATTTAAAGATTAATTATAATGATTATACCACAGATATTGACAAAAGTCAATTAGTCCGTAATAGCATTGTTTCCTTCTACTGTAGGTGTTGCATTTGTTCCAAAACACAAAATTTCCCAATTCAAATCTACTCCCTTTGTTGTAAATGAAATCTGTTCAAGGTATGAGGGAACTTGAAGATATGTTTTAGCTACATGGAAGTATGCTGGGAGGGTAGTGGAGATTGTCATTCCAAGACCTAATGGCATAGTACCCAATGGAGAATCTCCCAAAGCACCCCCTTCTCCTCCAAAACAAACATATTGAGAATTAGAACCATCTACAATTACTGTTTGGGTTGTTTGGCAAGCATCTAAGTCTCCAGCAACAGTAGCGTTGAGTTTAGTATTCTGTCCTATATATCCTTCTACCCACAATTCATTAGAACCCTTAGATTGTGTTCTGTCTCCCTTGTCATCGAAAGCAAATGTTGCATTGACATCAATATCTTGTCCATTGAATGAACCCCCCGTAAACAGTTTATAACTTTCAGATGTTGTATATGAATGACCACAAAGTTGACCATCTGACGTTACATAAAATCCAGAAAGAGGATAACCTATGGGAGCTTCCCAGAACCACGGCATCTGAGTAACATCTTCTACCGCTTTATATGCTGAAAATTGGTCTTTAGTCTGGTCAGTCATATTATAAACACGAATGATTCCAGATTTAGGAACTGCTACATATGCATAGTTCTTGTGGAAAAATATTGACCCATCTGTGAAGTCATAAGAATTCATATCGTTAATAATTGGATATGAGAAATCAACAATTGTAGGAATGTATTGATAAGAAACATAACCCATAAATGATGCAACATTATCATTGCCAACAAACATAATATGGTTCTTCATTTTAGCAACCAATCTATGAGATATTGCTCCTTGCAGTGGGGAAGTTTTCAAACGAATGTGTTCAAGTTTTTCTTTCGTATTTGTAGAATCAAGAGTTGCTCTTATAACTGACCAAGTATTCAAACCTTCAGAAATCCACATATCGTAAGCTGATGTTCCTCCCTCAGCAGCTGTAACTTCTTGGGCGAGAAACTTTCTTGGTGGAGCATCAAGGGGAATAAGACAACCTTCCCCAATAACACGAGTGGGAGCAGTAAAAGAATAATTTAAATAATCGTTTACTTTAGAAATATATAAACTATTTGATGTTGATGAACCGACATAAACTTGATTTGTTCTTCCACACCCAATAACTGTTGGAGCTAATGTTGCAAGAATAGCTGTCATTCCTGATAAGGCTGTAGTAACTGGTGTCTGATGAATTTCTGAAGCCACGGGATATGTTCCAACATTTGAAAAGTCTACGCTAACCCCAGTAAGGGTTGTTGTTCCATAACCACCTGAATATGTAGCAGTAACACCACCTATTGTTATAGAACCAGTTGCTGTATATCCCTCTTGTTGCCAAGTATTAGTACCCTGCTTTGTTACCGTATTAACTGTGGCGGAAGCAAGGGTTGTTACAGCACCATTCCATGAATAAATATTGTTAGAACCATCAACCCAAAGAACCCACTTTATCAAATTTGTTACGTCCCAATAATCACAAAAACACATATGAATAGATGTAAGTCCCGTCATTAGATTAATCCAACTCACAACCCCATTAGAATCTTTGTATCTATATTGTAATTTTCCATCATTGGCTGCAACTGTCATAAACCCAGCTCTCATATTTCTTCTATCACTTTTGAAGTTATCGAAGTCATAGTTAGCTAAGATACCTGAATCTATCACAGCTGAAGAGCCACCATCAATGGTATAACCCTTGACAGCAGCTATTCTTCCAGATGTTCCAATCAATACATTCTTAGATGGAGAAACTAAGGTGTTAGTAGGAAGAAGTGTTGGGTCTTTTCTGGCATTGTACCCTGCAAAATCTTTAACGAGAGAATACTCGCCAATTTTATTATTTGCATTTTTACTTGGCATTCTTGCTGGTAAGGCCATAATTTATTTTCTGAATATGCCTGGGCTAAAACGATTGTAGCCTTTTCGTGGCATGTTATAGTAAGATTCACGTTTCAATTTTCTTTCTGATGGGTTTTGAGCCTGGTATCGTTTGAGAGATTTTTGATATTCTGAATCCCAGTAAGTCGCATCATAACTTGCATCAGCCCCTTGTAGAGATTGAGCAATGAAGAAAGCAGTCTTATTAAAGAGAAGATTATAGCTATCGGTGTCAAGATTGATTAGATAATTATTAAATGTAGCATCAGTAACTTTCTCAACAAAAGCATTTGTGGCAGGATTTCTGAACATATACTTTGAATAGTATTGAATATCAAAGAAATATCCATTAGTAAAGACAAGATTACAAATTTTAAATCCTGTTTGGAGAGTAGAATTATAAGTAGGAGTAACTCTTACATATTTGTAAGAAGTATTTGTAGGTGTACCAACTTTTGTAGCAGATACCCATGGAAGGGCAATTAAATTCCATCCATTAACAAAAGCTGTACCTTGCTGAGTTACGGTTGCCGTGTAGTTATAATAGTTAGAAGAATCTGTTCCCCACCTAACATCAATATTAGTTATAGAAGCACCTGTTGGCATATATACCCACAAGAAACCAGTTGCTATATTTACATAGTTTGTTAAGTCTACTGGAGTGAGTGTAGAAGTTTCAATATAACCTGAACCTGAACCTGCAAGTAGGTTAAAGACAATTGCTCCACCACCAGCAACGTTATTTGTCTGGTCAAGAGTTATGCTCGAAGCACCGACTGTAGCAGCCCAACCTGTGATTGAACCTGTATCTGTAAGTTGAACACCTGATGGAAGAAATGGAGCCTCAACACGAATTGTCTTTATTCCAGTATTCCATTGTGTATAAATCTTATTTGCAAAAGAGATAAGTTTATTAGCATCAAAAGTCTCAGCATAAGTTTGTGAGAATATTTGATAAGGAGTTCGCCCAGCAGGCAATCTTAGGTCTATGATACCATCACCCTTTAAGTCTACTGGAATAGCATAATCGTATACCTCATTAAAGATTTGAGGCATCTGAACAATACGTTGTGTCTCTTTTGGGTCAACATCAAGGAGTACTGTCCTAGCTGCACGATTTATCATCCCATAGATATTAGGAATCTTATTCACAGTTGTGCCGTGAACTACGCTGGCTAAATCAGAGAGAAGAGTTGTTATGTCCATATTATTGAAAACTAATTAATTATATGTTGTTGTAGAAAACAGTAACATCTTCAGCTGAACTATTGACAATTGTCAAAGCTTCGATTTCAATACCCATAGTTGACAACCAATAAACACCAATAGGTGTTGAAGCGGCTAGAACACCAATAGTAGTAGAACCAGCTTTGATAGTTAAAGTACCAGTTAATATTTTATTAACCTGTATTCCATGAAGAAGAACACGAGCTGTTTCTGTTGCTGCAAATGTTGTTGTTGCTGCACCTGTTATGTATTTATATCCTGAAACTGATGAATTCATTTTATTTTATAATTAGTTATTAATAATTATTTACCAATCCCAGTTCCCATAAAGGAACTGAGTTAGTAAACAATTTACTATGCGTTTGAAGCTGTCCAGTTTGTTGTACCTGTACAGTAGAACATTCTGCTTGAAGGGCCATTGAGACAAATATCTCCTGCTGTACCTGAAAGAGTACCGTTTGGAGTAGTTGCATCAGTTGACAACCAAATGGTTGTAGTCTTTGAGCCATCTGTCAAAACAATATGTTTTGTAAACTTTGTGTTTACAACTGCTACGTTTGAAGACTTGAATGGAACTGCAAGAACTGCGGCTACGTTTGATATGCTTGAAAGAATACCAATACGAGCTGCTGTGTCAGCTGAGGAATCCAAGAGTTGAATCTGGGTTGAACCTACGGCTGCTGTAGTTGAAAGGTCTAACAAGACACCAGTAGTTGTACCTGTGTCTACACCAGTAGAAGAAATTCTAACCAATGATGAACCTGCACCTAAGACTGAAGTTGTGTGAGAAACATTCAATGCTGTTGCTGAACCCAATGTGATTGCATTGCTTGTAATTCTAACTGCATCACCAGCTGTTGTGTTGACTGCTGAGAAGCGAGCCAAGATACCTGCTGTTGAAGCTGTAGAAGAAACATCCAAGAAACCAACTGTTGAGCTAGTAAAGTTACCAGTTGCAGCGAAGGCAATTGCACCGTTTGTTGCAATAGCACCTGCTGTTGAAGAAGTTGCACGAATCAATGAACCAGAAGTTAATCCAGTTGTAGAAACGATAGAAAGAGCAATACCAGTTGTCATTGCACCTGCTGTAAGAGTTGCAAGACCAGTACCTGTGTAAGCACCAGTAGTAACGATAACGAGACCATTACCTGCTGTTGCAGCAACCATATCTCCCTTAAACAAAGCACCACCTGTTGTGAAGTTTGCTGTTGAAGCTGTTGCAAGAACACCATTTCCTGAAGTCAATCCACCCAAAACCAAGTTGATAGCCTTACCAGAGGTAATGTTATTGGCTGTGATTTGGAAAGAAGCACCAGTTGTTGTGGCTGCATCTGTGAAAGCAGAAGGCAATGTCAATGCTGAAGCTGAGTTGACTGCTGTGAAAGTACACGATGCTGCTGTTCCTGTGTTTGAATACAAGATACCAGTATCAGTAGCCATAGCAATACAACCAATTGCAAATCCCGCAATCGCTGAAGGAAGATTTGCTGCTGTACACTTTATAAGTGTAGCATTCGACTGATAGTCTCCGAGTGCAATTTGCACTGAAGCACCATCAGGCGTATAAAAATTTGTGTATAATGACATATTTTAATTAAGATAGGCTCTGGGCTGATATGGGGGAATTGCCTTGCGGCTCCGCCCCCGTATCAACCCAGAGGGTTGATAATAGAACTAAGCGGCTGTTCCCAATGCACCTACTAGACCAATGTAATCAGGGGCAAACACTTCTTCTCTGAAGTTAGCTTGGTAGTAATAAGTACGATTGTTTGACATACCCCAGTCTCGTAGATTGGTAACGATACCTTGTCTAACGAAACGTCTAACTGCATGTCTCTTGGAATCCATAACGAACCAAGCTGTATCAGAACCATCAGAAGCACCAGCGGCACCTAAGAATACGGACTGGTAAACCTTGACTTGGTAATCCATTGAGAAAACGTTAACTGCATTGTTTGCATTGTCTGGGTAAAGAGCTGAGACGGCAATTTGTCTAGCTGTTTGATATAATGCTGGTGGAACCAACAAAACATCGGCTACGCATTGCAATGGAACACCTGCTTGAGATTTAACTTCAGCAAGTCTCTTTGTTGCAATGTTGAAAGCGGAAGTAGAAAGAACTGATGTAGGAGCACCAATATCAGCAGAAAGGATTTGGTTGTTGGTTGTACCACCACCAATAAGGGTGTGAGCACCAATCAAAGCAGCACCGTCAGCTGATAGAGTTGTTGTGAAAGCACCACGGAAAATCTTGAAGGCATTGAAGTCTTGTGTTCTGCGAGCCATGATAGCCAATTCAGAAACTTGAGACTGCCATTCACCATGCATGTCGTCATCAAACAGGTCTTTTGAAATTTCGATTCCTTGTGCAAAGTCAGAAATGGTAACTGTCCATTTGTTAGCAACCTTTGCTGTGTAGCTAGGTACTGATTGAACTTCACCAATCTTTGCGAACAATCCTGGACCCTTGTGGATTGTGCCAATGTATGCTGCATGTGTGGTTTCGGTAACTTTGAAGATTTCTCCAGTCATTGCTGTTGCATACTGAGGAGGGAGAGTAGCTTCATAGTTCTGTCGAAACACTTCATCTAATTCAGTCTGAACTAGACTAAAATTTTGGGCTTCTGTAAACATATAATTATTTTTAAGATTAAGTTATTAACCCCAGATTCCCAGATTGCAAATATTAGACGGAATTTACGGAGTAAATCCGCAATAAGCGAAGCTTATACGTTTCTGTAATCAACCAATGGGCTGAATGAGAAGACAATAAAGCCAGGAAGTTTTGCAATATCATTGTACTCAATGACACATCCATTAGATGAACCATCAGCTGATAACATTGAGTAAACACCTGCTGTATTGTCAATCAAAACACGAGCACCACAAAGGGCGTTGTATTTAGCTTGAGTGTCAATATCTCCTGCAACTTTAACTGCACATTTCCAAAGCAAACCATTGCTTGAAGGAATAACGTCAACTGTACCAGCAAGTGATGCTGTTTCTGTTGAAACTGAAGCTGCAACACCTACAATCCTAAGAGTTGTAGTTGGAGCATTAGTTGCTGCTGCGAGAACTCCAGCTGCACCTGCTACCTGTGTAACTGGTTCACCTGGTTGGATTCTTGTCTTAGCACCGTCAGCTCCTGTTGAGTTGGCCGCTACATAATATTTGAGGGAACCACCAAATTTTGAATTTGATGTCTCAAATGGGGTAATATTTCCTATTGCCATATTTTTATTAAAATTAAACTATTAAATGTGGGATAGATTATTTCTTTAATAGAAGATTTTGTCTTGCT